TGTCCATTGCGGTTTCTTTTGGTAACATCTGATTCATAATAAAGTTTTTTAAAGTTTTCACCACCTTTATCCAGTGAGTTTGATGTTGAACCCATCATACACTTACCTACGATTCTAGACCCTAATCTAAGTGTTGTTTTTGTTACACGCCAGTTATTTAAAATGTTATCCGGACGCTCCCACTTACCTGATTCATCGTGGGCAAGTAGCTTAAGTTTTTCACCGTCATATGAGTTGTCACCTGTATTTTTCCAGTCGATTGTTGTATCAAGTCCTTCGAGTTCTTCGGTTTCAATACCTTGATCAAGTTTTCTTCTTGTAAGCTTTGATGCTGGTACTCTGTACGCGAGTTCTGTTTTCGGTCTATCCATACCATCTTGTATGGGTTTGAAAAAGAACGGGTAGTTAACTGATATGGGTACAACTTTATCGGTAAACATTTTTTTTGCATCTGCACCTGACTTTGATAATATTCCAAAACGTGAGTCGGAAGATATAGTCGCTTGGTTAACAAGTTCTCCTGATGCCATAAAGGAAAAACCAGACCGTCTGTTTTTGAGGTAGCACATGCCGTAACAACGTTGATCTGCTTTGCACGCTTCCCAGAAAATAAAGAAAAGCCTATTTGATTCTCTATAATCTGCGGCTCCAACGTCAATCTTACTCCACTGCAAGTACATGTAATGAGAGCCAGTAACATAAGTAGGATTACCCTTGTTGTAAAACCAAAAACCTTTATCACGTCTTTCAAACTCTTGGTCGATAAAATCATACCATTGCTCTTTAAAATATTCTGGCTTTTGATTAAATTCAAAAACGCTTTTTATTCTATCTAACTCTTTGGGGTAATCAAGTCTTTGCCAAAACTGATCTTCTTTTTTGTTAGATATTTTGTAACTATTTTCTACATCAGGTAAAGCTATTTTAAGATTTTGTATTTCTATAACTTCACCTATTTTACCGGTTTTACTTATAACTACTACGTCGTGCTCTTTATTGTAGCCATAATCCCATTTTTTATACCTATTGTTTTTCTTTATTACACTAGGTTTTATGTGATCGGTTAATGTATTTATAAGCGTTTGTTGATAACTCATTTTGATCTACCTTCAGCAAAGCCCCTAAACGACTGAGCTTTTGATTCCTTCTTGTTAGAGTCTAACATAGATCTTTCTTCTTCTATCCTGTTTAATATTTCAAACGCGTCAAATATAGCTAGCTTTTTAGTAGCTGCAGCGTTTTTTAAACGATCAGCTGTTATGTCATCTCCAGAATCTACGATAGGTTCTTTAGCAACCTTTATCAACTCATCAACTGCTCTCTGTCCAGCTTGGATTATATTCTGTTTCGTTTCCTTGACGCTCATATTTAATAACTATATCATTTGATTTCATACAATACAAGAGTTGTTTGTCTACAACAAACTCAAACTCGCTTAAAGGTTTAAACCCTACATGGTCCTCTGGATTAATTTGGATAGCTTCTAACGAGCTATTACCATATTTTAGTATACCACGTAAGGTTTTAAGTTTATCACCTCTTATATTTTGTTTTTCTAAAACAGGTTTTACAAAACAATAATCACCATTAGCATGCCATTTGTTTTTTCTATGGTACATGTATATTTGATCATCGGTTGCAAAATACATATTATCTTTAAAATACTTAGAACTATTTTTTTCTTTGCCACGTATGTCGTACCAACGTCTAAATAAATTAAAGTGAACTATAACTTTATCACCTTTCTTTATAGGTGTTTTGTAAGCAGCTGGAACATCAACAACCTCTGCCAATCTATTAACAAAGTTGTGATCCTCAATACCAGCATTTACTATTAATAATTTATTATCAATATTTATTTCATTGTTATATCTTTCACCTATAGGTTTAACAATGAATTGAAAAATACTTTTCATTAATATTCTAAGTCATATTCAACGGATATAGCCATGTTAGAATTAAACTTCTTCCATGGCAATACCTCGTTGTTTTTCTTAATATGTATGTTATAAGAATTATCAGACTCTTCAAAAATAATATAAGATATGACGTGACCGCCATAAACCTCTTGACCAACAGAATAATGCATAGCATCGTTCTTGTAGTCAGAACCTATACTGATTTTTCTTATAACGCTAGACATTAATCTTGCTTTTCTTCTTGCTCGATAGCAGTGTATTCACCTGTACCGATATCAATGTTTACAGCGCCATATTCTTTTTCTAGCTCAGGTTTAAATTCTTCAACTTCTTTCAACACACCTGCATACTCGTGTAGCAGTTGGTGCTTTTCGTTTTCAATAAAGCCAATTTGTCTTAATAGCTGTGTGACTTTATTTTGTTGATCTTGAATTTTTTCTAAGTGTTCTTGTGAAATTTTATTAGATTTACTTTCCATTTGTTTTACTTTACTCATTTGATTTAATTTAATTAATTAATATATTACTTATTGTCACTTGATTTTTTACTCTTTTCCCACGTACGACCCACAAAATAAGCACCGTACACTGTTATTAATAGTGATTGAAATATAGGTATATAAGCTTCGTCAACTTGAAAGCCACCAATATTGCCATCGAAAAACGCTAACGCTGTAAATATAACCGTAAGATATATCAAAACCATTGGCCGTATATTCTTTGATAAAAATGAATCTGATTGCATATCAAGTTTCCAGCGCTCAGTGATTTGAGTCTGCGCATCTTGATCTGCTTTTTCTAACAGCTCTTGAATCTTTTGTTTAGCAGCTAATCTTTCTTCGTCTGTAGTTGTAAGCTTGTCTATTACATTACCTACGTCTTTAATTAAACCGCCTGTTAAAAGACTTAAAAGTTTTTTCATTATTTATTCTGATTAAATCTTTGCATGACCTGCGATCTGTAATCTCGCGTATTTGATCCTGCATATAATGGTTTTATATCTTGATATTCAGAAACTTTGCCTTTCTTTCTGTGTCTTTTACTTTTATAAATAGGCATTTGAGTAGCTAAAAGTTCTTCTTGAGTATATGGTTCAAATACTTGAAAAGACTTTCTAGCAGGAGTTATTTCGTTTAAAGCTCTATTTATAGTCTGCTCCATAGAATACTTTTGGTCACTTGTTAAATTTTCACCGTACTCTTTTTTAATATAGCTTAAAGCTTGTTCGGGTGTATAAGCACCACTACCTACCAAAGCTGCGTATTGACCAGCCGCGTTATACGCCATGCTAGTCTGCTGTGACTGTTTGCTTCCTTGGCTAGTAAACGGTAAGCTATCCATATAATTTTGAGCAAATTGATTACCCATTTTAACAGCATCTATGCCAACTAAGTCCTTAATGCCTTCTTGAATTTGAGCTTGATTGTATTCATAATCCTGTTGTAAAGCTTGTTGTTGACTAATACTAGTATCACTAATAGCTCTTTCTTGCGTATCAATACTAGTTTCACTACCACCACCTTGTCTTAATTGGTTAAGAGCTACAAATCGATTTTCTTCTGTTTGCTTAGCCGCTTCATCAGCTCGTTTTTGGTTTATTTGTAAAAACCTTTTATCTTGAGCTATTTGCTGTTCTCGAGTTAATGAATTGTAAGCATCCTTAGCGGCTTGAGACGTATCTACTTGCATTAAGTCAGGATTAACTACATCATAAACTAACTCATCGCTAGATGGTGCTGTTTGACTTATAGTTGTTTGACGTTGAGATATAGTAGGTATATCACTAGCGCCACCATGAGGGTGGTCATGCGTTGCAGAAGCCGAGTGAGCAAACGGATGCTTGTCACCTGTAACTCTTTTTACGTTTTGATTTCTTAACTTAAATGCCATATCTTATTATTTATAACTGCACCCTTTTTTAGTCATAGGGTCATTCATATTCATCGCGTGCTTACCGTAATTTAAAGCCTCTTTTTCTGTATAAACACCTTTAGGTTGTAAATCTGTTTTTTCAGCAACATAACCTTTTTTAGCATCTTGAGGACCTGTTGTCGTGTACGTAGATCCTTCTTGTTTTTTTGATTTGCTTTTAGGTCGACCATAGTTTAAAGGGTCTGTCTTTGCCTCTCCGTATTTAGATAGACAATGCTTAGACATAAAGGTTCCTTTTTTAGATAAAGGCCCTACGTTTCCTTCTTTAGATTGTGTGTTTGGACTAGTGCTTGGCATAATTTTAATTTTTAAGTTATTCTTTCTGCAAATTTATTTGCATAATCTTCCCATGGTAGTTCGTCACTACCTTCTTTCATATTTTTTCTTGAATATGTTTTGCCTTTATAATACACATTGTTATCGTCGTAGTTCAACGCACCGCTTTTAATTTGTTGCATGTGGCCTAACTCATGAGCTAATACTTCCTTGTATTGTATAGGATCTTTAACGTCCTTACTCATAAGTATACTACCATTGTTCAGCGCTTTACCCAATACTCCTTCTTCTAAATCTACATGATATAGAGGCGTGTTGTCTACTGCGTAGGGTGGATTATTAAGTTTAAAAGCCATTATTTATTTGTTATAAGGAAACATTTCGTTTAATCTATCTCTTCTAGCGCCACATCCGCATGGTATATTTAAACCATCAGAAACTTTATCTACAATTGTTTTGACTCCAGTCGCTGTTGTAAATTTCTCTATTGTGTCGCCTAAGCCTCTTGATTTCATAATTATTTTTTGTACTTTGGGTTTTTGGTTCGCTGATTTGGGTTTCGGCGAAAACCGCTAGCCAAACCAGCTTCCTTGTAAATTTCATTATGCGAGTCTATTTGTCCTTGCGTATAGCTAGCATTGTTAAATCTGTCTATCGCTGGATTAGCTACACTAGGATCATAAGATCGCATTGCATTTATATCAGACGTAACACCTGGTGTTAGATCTCTTGGAACAAAATCAGCTTGAAAGTCTGCTGGAACTGGGTTACCAAATTCATCTAAAGCAGGAGTACCAGTATTGTTAAGTGGTGAATGATGTTTTTTGTCATACTTCATATCACCAGCTAACTTTGAAATATGCTTTTCATCATTAGTCATTTGCTTATCACTACCGCCATGTTTAGCATCATACTTAATATCTCTTTTTAAATAATCAATATGAGCAGCGTCGTCTCTTTCAGAAGCTTTATAGTTTCCTCTAGTTACAGGTGTGCGTGAGTGTCTTGCGTTGCCAGTATACTGACCGTAGTGTCCTTTTTCCATAATTACCATTTTACTTTGTCAGCCCAGTAAGCAGCAGACATTTTACCTTTTTTAATATTTTTTGCGTGACGAGCTTTAAAACTAGCACGTCTTGCTTTTGATTTTTTATCTTGCTTCTTACCGGCAGTGCTTACACCTTGCTGACCAAACCTAATTATTTTTTCTTTACCACCTTCACAAGCTTTTACAACATGTGATTTAGTCTTATGACCTGGTGTTTTTCTAGGCTTATTACATTTTAAGGTTTCTTTGTTTACCTTGCTAGCCATTTTATTTTCCTTCAGCTTTCATTGTTATAGGTCCAGCTTTATATACAGGCATGTCCTTAGATACCTCCATACCTGTAATGCCTGAGCTACTACCTTTTCCTTTTGGAAAACCAGTTAAATCTAATGGTCCGTCCCATACTGCGTTTTCACCTACAGCTCCGTGTTTTAGTGGTTGCTTTGCCATATCTATTAATTAAATGTGTTTCTTAAAAAATTACCAACTCTAGTTCCACCACCTCTTTCTTTTTTCCTAGCGTCTCTTTGTGCTATTCTAGCGGCTGTATTTCTAGTTCTTTCTTGCATTCTAAGGCTTTGTGGTGTTTCACCTACTAAGCTAGTATCAGTACTAACGCCAGTAGTCGAGTCCGCGGTTGGTGTTGCGTTGCCAGAGCCTTGTGCAATTTGGTTTCCATAGTTTTGAAAAATTTGTGCCATATCCATTTGTGCGTGGGCAGTAGGTTCTATGCTACTATATTGTCTGTTAAACGTAGGCGTAGATCCATAGTTCAAAGGATCTTTAGACTTTTTACCGTCTTCTGGTGCCGCAAGTATTTCTTTTTTAATATGCTCGGGCAACGTATCTTGATCACCTACTAAAGCTTTGTTTAACGCGTGCTTTTCTAGCTTAGCCAAACCAGGTTGCATATTCATTACATGCTGACGTTGTTGCTGTGTTCCAAATACTTGATCAGCTACGCCTAATGCAGTAGGACTCATTCTAGTCATTGCGCCAGAATAAGGATCTTGCATAGCGTTTACGTCCATTTGTCTAGGTCCTCCAAATACAGCATTCATACCTACTTGACCAGTGTTACCAACAAATGGTAGTCCATCTTTTTTGTACATAACTATCTTTGTTTATCTTTGTTTACGTTATTTATAGAAGTAATAAGAACTTTGTCCATGTATGTCTTACCTTTCATTATCTTATTTCTTCGTTCACTAGTAGGTATATCTTCTTCTCCTAGCATTATTCTATATACTCTTTGTATAAGTTGTTTGCATTTAAAAGAAACTTTGTATATATTATACTTTTGCGTTGTTCTGTTTCTTTCTCTCCACACAACTATCCAGCCTTCTTTTAAAAGTCTATTCCATCTTCTATTGTCCCAACTGTAAGAATAACTGCCATCTTCAAAATCTTTTTTAGTAAAAAGATCTATGCAATCTAAGTATATTAAAAGCTCTAAGTCAGCGTCGTTTAAATCATTATTACGACAAGCCCACTTACGTATAATACGATAGTGCTTTAATATATTTAACCGCTTAATGTCACTAGCCTCTATTCTCATAACAACACAACAACATCTTGTAATTTTATAACAGTGTATTGTTCGTTGTTAATTTCTATTTTGTGACCACTATGTCTGTCATAATATATAGCATCACCGTGCTTTATAACTTCTATTTGATCACTAACAGAAACTACATTAGCTTCTGTATATCTTATATCTTCTCTGTCTTTAACTGACAGTACTAAACCACCTTCAGTCTTCTTGTTAGACACTGGTTTAGGTTTTACGATTATATTATTGCCCACTGCCTTCATTAATTCTAAGATTATTAATTACACAATCAGTTGACAATATCGTTGTAGCTACAGACGCTGCGTTTAGCAAAGCGCTTTTAGTTACAAGCAGAGGATCTATAATACCAGACTTAATCATATTTACCATATTTCCTGTAACCACATTTAATCCTCTGCCTTTAACTTTAGGTAGCTCGTACTCAACTATACCAGCATTTTCTAATATAGTTTTAAATGGAGCTTTAATTGCTTCTAGCAAAACCTCTTCGCCCTTTGACTTTGGTTTTATAAAGCTAGATGCGTTTAAAAGAGCTATACCACCGCCAGGTACTATACCATCTTTTATTGCAGCTTTTGTAGCACAGATAGCATCTTCAACCCTATCTTTCTTTTCTTTTAATTCTACTTCAGAGTTAGCACCTACTTTTACAATTGCTACTTTAGCTGATAGCATTGCTAATCTTTTTTCGTATTTATTTTTAGTAGCAGCTGATGAGGCGTTTTTGATTTTATCTTTTATATCCTCTATTAAATCATCTAGTTCATTAGAAGATTTATCTACTTGTAAAATTGTTTCTGTTTGATTTGAAACAGATTTAACACACTCGCCTAAATGTTCTGGTTGTATTAAATCCATATCATCACCCAGGTCTTCATTTATAACAGTAGCACCAGTAAGCATTGATAGATCTTGTAGAACTTCTTTTTTACTTACACCGTATATAGGCGCATCTATTATATTTACTTTTATATTACCTTTTAGCTTATTCATAGCTAAGGCATTTAAAACTTGTTGCTCAGCGTCACCTATTATAAGTAGTGATCTGTTGTTTTTAATAACATACTCTAACACATTTTGTATCTTACGTATGTTTGGTATTAAAGATTCTACAATCAAAACTAAAGGGTTTTCCAGTTCAGCTGTACCTTTTAGTTTATCAGTTATAAACGAATCGTTTTTAAAACCTTTGTAGTATTGAACACCATCAACTACTTCGCAAAAAGTTTCTGGTTGATCGTTTACCTCCATCATAACAACACCTGTATTATCAACAGCTCTAAAAGCGTCTGCAATAATACTACCTATTTGCTTATCGTTGTTAGCTGATATGGTAGCTACTTGATCAATCATTTCACCTACTACAGGTGTACTATTTTTTTCTAAATAACTTATAACTTTATTAACACCAGAGTTAATACCTTCTTTAAGCTCTCTAGTGTTGACGTCTTTTTTATAAGAGTTTTTTAAGAGTGCATGTGCTAGTACTGTAGCTGTTGTCGTTCCATCGCCAGCTTCTTGCACAGTTTGCCTAGCCGCTTGTTTTAAAAGCGTTGCACCCATGTTTTCTACAGGATCTAATAGTATAATGCTATCAGCTACTGTAACTCCATCTTTTGTTATAACGGGTTGGCCCGCACCGTCCTCTAGTATAACACACTTGCCGCTAGCTCCTAATGTGGAGCTAACAGCTTTAGTGAGATTTTCTATACCTTTAAATACTTTATCCTTAGCGTCAATGCCAAAGTTTAAGTTCTTAACTATTGCGTCAGACATATTTGATTTAATTAAATTATATTTATTTTTTACTCAAAGGTTTTAACTACCTTAGGACCTTTTACAAATTCAAGCTTTTTAGTGTAGTGCTCTATACTACCATCTATAGCAGCTTCAGCGCCATCCATAGTTTCTCTACGAGTAACATCTTGCCATGCATCTTCTTGATCTTTGTATTCGGTTTGAAAATATCCATTTGGTAGTTGTACTATTCGCCAATTTTTCTTTTCAGCGATATGCTTCCAAAAGTTTAT